CGCCATACACGTATACACTTTGAAGGATCCTTTTTAAGGGAACCTCAGGATGCATACGTCGAATACTCGCTACGGATAAGGCCCAAAAAGTTAGGGCCTCAATGGGGAAGCAGACTGCACTCCCCATTGGAGCGAACTTAGTCAGTTCGATTATCCGACCACAAGGAAGCTTAGTTCTAGGGCTTCGTGCCGCATATAATGCGGAATACCAATTATCAGGAAATAAATCCCTGACTAATTGCAACGAAACTCTATCACTTGCATCCTTCATATCTAGTGTAACCCAACTAGTGGGGTCCTTCGACCCTTCTAGTGCAAGGGCTCGGTTAATTTCCTGACTTGAGAAATTAACTTGGCCTTTTGTCCAGGGATGCTCCTCGATAGCGTTCGTAAGAACGTTGAGGAGACCCTGCTGGATCCATTGGTATTCCAATGGTTCACATGATATCAAACGAGGCCCTCTACTGTCCTTAGGGACGAGCACAACTTTCGCTGTGCCCGATTCTAACTCGTAGAGAGCGTTGAGGTGATCAAGTTCATCGGCTAGGTGCGACAAGTTGTAGAAGAACCAGGTGTCATAAGCGAATTCTTTAGCCAATCGGCTATAAACGCTTAAACACTGGCTTCCCATCAGCTTGCTCACCAGTCGCGACGGAACCTGGTCCATGGGCAGGATTGAATCCTGGCCCAACTGGATCCGTTCCTGCAAGCACTCTTCGCACAAGTGTGCGAGCGAGGCCAGCAATGAACGTTCCAGATTGGTCAGATGCGTACCGCTGTTCAGCAGGTAAGCATCGATCAGTCTCAACAAATGATGATAGTACTCTATTATTGTCATTTCTGTTTGGTGGTAGCTCTAACTTATAGTAAGTATAGAGCAATTGGCGCAAGTATATTAGCGCTACTGTGGACGCATCACTGCGTTCACATCCAGCATCGTCGAATATCTGTCGTAGAAGTGTCCCAAGAAACTTGGGTAGCTTCGAATTAGAGGAGATTTTAAATCCTTCAATTTTGACAACAGATCCGGTGGCAAGAGCATAATCTATTGCTTTTGCCATTCGAGGGAGGGTTTTCGTAAGAAAACCTATACCCTCACGGTGGGTGCGATTGGTTATTTCTAACCAATCGCGCCTAAACTCGCGCTGCGGATATTCAGATGCACTAACCCAGTCAAGTAGGTTAGCGTGTAACAACCCCAAATAGATAGAAATATCCATTTAGAGTGAGCTGTTATTTGTCACCATAAGGCGGCAATCTCAGCCTACGCGCAAACCCTCGACTGTCCCTTCACACCACAAACGGTTGGAGGGTTGGCACTAATGGCGAAAGGTAAGATTTCTCCCAGCATAAAAGCTGAGAGCCATCATCCCGATCGCGATTAATGCAGACACAACCAACACGATTGCACCAGTACTGTTTAGTTTATTCATATGGTTTAATCCGTCTGAGTTTAGCTAATCAGTAAGGAGATTACATCTCCTGATTCATTAACTGCGCCAGGGCGCCGGACGTTAGAATAACGTCACAGACAGCCGCAATGCAGTTCATGATGATGGCATCGGTAATAGCACCGTCCGACTGGACGGGTCTATCCCAAACCATGTACGCTGAAGCTGACGGAACTACACCACCGGTATCGGCGGTGTCCTTCGTCAGATCGGAGTAATTACTCCGAACCGTACTCCGAATCCTTGCGAGAAAGCCTTTACCAGTCAACTGATGACCAATAATGATCGTCTGAGGAGTGGTATTAGCTGTCGCCGCAATGCGTCGGACTAGTTGGTTTGCAATCGCCGAGGCTACTTGATTGTAGACCTTGGAGGTTAGAACACCCGGAAGGGTGAGACTGCTGTGGTTATCCACGACAGTGAGGTTTGCTGTTAGCATAGGTATGTTATATCTATCTGATGTGAACTATTCAAGAAGTGTCTAGCTGAAGTGCCAGAAACGAGAATAGGGAGACTAAGCTACTTTACACCACGAGGGGTAAAGTGGTACTTAGTCGAGTTAAGCCCTTTGATCCTAGATAACAGTAGAGAGCCCGAGAGGGCAATCTGCCGTAGTTTAGGAGCGCGGACGTCGATCGTGGAGATAGAAGGGCTTGCCTTCACACGATTATAGTAGCTTCTCTCTCCGCGATATATAGGCACA